AGCCATCACATCTCAGCCATCCATTTTTTGGAATTTCAGTGCCCGCATAAGGCATAATGATACCTATCGGAAGCAATAGTTGTCCATTTCTATAGAAGTCACCCGTGTTTTCATTATTGTTACCATATAGCTCCAACTTACCATAATGTTTCCAATAACCAGCACTAAGTACATTTCCTTGGATCGAACCACCAGAAGCAAACAAAGATTCCCTTTGTCTTGAGTTAGTTGAGTAATCACTTGCTTTCCATCTAGCAACAGAATAAGGCATATTATAGATTATACAACTAAATTATCCTCAGAAATTTATATTTATTTTCTATTTCAATCATATAGACATGCGTAAAACAATGAGACGTAGCCACCGCCGTGGTGGTTCCAAACACGCCCATAGAGGTAAGGCTTGTAAGGCCGTGAAAACTCTTTGTAAGGAGCTTAAGAAGCGTCCCTACATAAAGAGCTGTAAGCTCCATAGAGCCGCCCGCAAGTTATGTAGGCATACTACTTGTAAGACTCATAAAGTAGTTAGGAAGTAAAGGGTTATTCATTCATTTAGTATTACAACTACTTAATGAATTATACTATTATACTATTTTCTATATATATATGTCACGTTATAAATTAAGAAAAATCCAGAAGGTTCCAAGAAGAAAAAGAAGTCACTCTAAACGAGTAACCAAGCGTTTAAAAACATATTATAAGCGGGGTGGTGCTCAAATTTCCAAACTGGTCTTTATCTCAGGTAACCAAGGTAAGATTAGTGAGCTTTCCTCTATTCTTGCTCCTATTGCTGTAGTCAATGATGACATTGACTTACCTGAAATACAAACTACCGATGTAGAAGAAGTTGTTAAGGAGAAAGTTATGACTGCTTGGAATATTGTTAAAGCGCCTCTTTTTGTGGAAGATACTGGACTCTATATTACAAGTGATCCAATGAATGGATTTCCAGGAGCCCTTATTAAGTTTTACTACAAAAAACTTGGACTTAAAGGCATCAGTCAGAAAAATGGTGGAAATTCTGCGTATGCTGAGTCTGTGATTGGTTACCATGACGGCAAAACGGTTCATATGTTTAAAGGAACTGTTAAAGGAACCATTGCCTCAGTTCCTCAAGAAGGACCACACGGTTTCGGCTGGGATTCTATTTTTATTCCAGATGAAAACAATCCAGAACGCTTATCATTTGCTCAAATGCCAACTGAGAAGAAAAATGATGTTTCAATGAGACGTAAAGCTGCCGAATTATTTAGGGCTTATCTAGAGAAATAAAGCGTCTTTGCTCAATAAGACATCCATTTTCACATAGTCTATTTACTGTTAGTTCGATGACTTCTTCCTGATTATTCACTAATAGGTCATACATATAAAAGCTGTTATCTTTGATTACTTCTAAAAGCTGTTCCCTACTAAATATTTGACCGTTATCTTCCATGTAGACATCCAAGATAGTTGCACTTAACCAAACATTTGATTTACTATTGTCATGATTATTGGTATTATCATCGCCACATAATATTTCTATTTTATTAATATTTTTGCCTTTCTTACATTCTATCAGTCTATAGACCGCCATTTACATTATAGATAGCAAAAATAAGTATCTAGACAAATTTAAGATAAGGCAATATAACTAATATTTCTATATCTTTATGGCTGACATATACTTTTCTAAACATAGACATCAAGTCAAACTGGCGGAGTTAAAAATAACACATCCGTTTTGTTCAAATGCCTTTGCTATTAAATGTAAATGGGCATTGGCAACACGAATAGATCCTGACGTAGAAATAAATATTCTATCTGCGTCTGATTTATCCATCACAAATGGTGATAATATTTTTTTATTTACAAAAGATTTTTCAACAAAAATGCTAGTCAAACTGTTGGACTATTGTCAGACACGTAATATCAAAGTAAATTTCTTATGCCATTCAGAACCAGTGACAAATCCAGATATTTATATTTCTTTGGCACCTATAGCACGTTGTTTCTTTCATACAAACAACTTGTATAATGGTGATATTCCATGTCACTCCTTGCCTATTGCTTGGAGAGATAGAATAATGCCAAGTCCAGGAAATAACACACCGTTTGACGGAAGCATGGTTACAAAAGAAGCTTCTATAGCATCAACTAAAGACTTACTCTGTCTTTTATCAGTTACACTCCAGCGTCCTAAAGAAGAAATGTCCCGACTAATACGGAAGAATGTCTGGGAACGAATTAACTGTTATGATGTCTTAAAGGACAAAGCATTTGTTACAAATACAGACAAACAAGTTCCGTTTGACTTCCAACCTAATGTAGATTATGGATGGCTTCCATCTTTTATGCTTACTAGGTTGCCGCCTAAAATATTCCTTTCATTAGTACATCGTTCACATTATGTAATTGATCCACCAGGATTTGGGGTAGCAACTCACCGTTTTTGGGAAGCAATCTATCTTAACGCTATACCTATTGTCAAACGCACTAATACACCTATTGACCGATTATACAAAGCATTACCATGTTTAATCGTAGATTCTTGGAATAATATAACTCAGCCTTATTTGGAACAATGTTTGACAACACTTCAGACACAAATGAAAACATGGAAAACTAAGAATCCAGACTTTTTCACAAATTTTAATGCTATGTTAGAGTTTTGTGAGCACAATACTTAGTATAAAGTAGGTTTTTTGTTAGTTTTGTTGGTTTAGATAGAAGCAAATAATGGGTCCTTTTCAGAAGGTTCGCGTTCTTTATCTGTTTGCTCATTTTTTCTAATCATCTTGTCAAAAGCAGCGCGTTCTTTTTTATAACTGTTTGACATATGTATTTTAATACAAACACTAAGAATAATTCCAATTCCAAATAAAGAAAGCAAAATAATGAATACTAACTCCATGATTACCTTAATACATTGAGAAACATCTAAACTCTTGTATTATTCTTTTTATATAGTATAAGAATGTCAAGACGTGTTATGCCGAAGGGTCTAATCACAAATCAGCGAGCAAGTGATAAAGGAGCAAGTTGGTATAGAGGTGTAGGGGCACTCAATAAATCAGTGTATCGTCATTTGCTAATTAATGCTTCACTTTCACAGCCATTCCCACCTACAACAGCACCTACTATTGGAAATCTTGTTCTTTCTCATACAAATCTGGCTTTTGAAATAACAACACTTTCTCAAAATGGGCAATATTATGAATACTCGCTAGACAATGGAGCGAGCTGGACACAATACAATGTTCTTAATCTTGGAAATAAGCCCTATGTGTCTCTCTCCAGCTTAACAGATGGTCAAACATACAATGTAATTTTACGTGGTGTTGGAAGAGCTGGACCTGGACCTGCTTCTAATACTCTGTCAGGAACAGTTAATAATCAATCTTCACTAAAACAATTTAACACAGCGGGAAATTTTGCTTTGATGGCTCCTGTAAAAGGAACTCTTATATCATATATTATTGTTGCGGGTGGTGGTGGAGGCGGTTCTGCTTATGATGTAGGTGCAGCTGGTGGTGGAGCTGGTGGCATGGTGAGAACAGGTTCTTTTCTTGCTAATGGGACAAATGTTTATACAATAACAGTTGGAACAGGTGGTTTAGGTGGTTCTAAACCTGCTGATAGTAATCAATCAGCTGGAAACCCTGGGCAGAATTCATCAATTACTGGTGGTTCAATTTCTATAATTTCCTTAGGTGGATTAGGAGGTGACCCAAGTAGAGGAAATGGAGCTGGGGGTTCTCAAGCAGTTCCTCCCAGTACAGCTGCCACGGGAGGTGCTGGTGGTGGTGGTATTGGTTCAAATGGTGCTGGTGGAGGAGGTGGTGCTGGAGGAAATGGTGGCAGCACTACAACTGCGACTGGTGGTGTTGGAGGCATTGGATTAGCTGTATCGATTGGAGGCTCAAGTGGAACATTTGGCGCAGGTGGGATTGGAGCAACAAGAAATGAGGTATTTACACCTGGAGTATCCGCGTCTTCAGGAACAGGAAATGGAGGTGGTGGAGCATCAGCAAATAGTAATTCGGCTGTTACTGGTTACCCCAGTGGAGGTAATGGTGGTTCAGGTAGAATCTGGATATACTATTAATTCTGTGTTCTTTGTTTATTCTCCCTATTAGTATATAAATGGAACAACCAGTTGCTTTTCTGGTAGGAAGAATGAACCCTCCCACTCCAGGTCATATTGCGTTAATAAAAGAAATGCTATCATATGCCCAATCAATTGGTGCTATTCCACGTGCATACATTACGTCTACACATAACGCAGCCAAGATGACAGCAACACAGAAAAAACAGCCTATCTATGGCTTAGCACAGGAAAAAGAAGATGCGTCTTCTGACAGACCATATGTCAAACACAAAAACTATGAGAATCCACTAACACCAGATGCGAAGAAATTTTTTATTCAAACCATGTTACTCAATCATCTTGATATGCCCTTTGAGGAAAGTGACCCTATTATTGTTGTTAATAAAGAGTGTAATGGTCTTTTTAAGGCAATCGGATGCGTCAAACAACTACAAGAAGACCCGGACAAGATTTACTTTGTAATGGGCAGAGAACTTGACGCAGGAGAGCGTGAATCACGCGAATCATTTTGTATAAACAAAAGCTCAGGCTCTATAATCGCGCAAGACGAATATGGTTCAAAATTAAGATGCCATTTTCTTGAAAGAACTCAAGATGAAGGTGTATCTGGTCTATCTGGTTCAAAAGTCAGGTTACTATCAGCAGAGAATAAGCTCAATAAACTCTATGAAGTTTATAATAGTTACTTAAATGAACAGCAGGTAGAAGCGTTAGTGCGTGAAATTCGGTTAGGACTTAACATAAATGACTCAACCGAACAGCTTCAAGAAACTGTGTCCCGTCCAAAAACAAGCAGAACCAAACGTCTCCGCTCACCAACTATTGGTATGACAAGAAATACTAGACAAACTGTTGCTAAGGGTGGAAAACGAAGAAGCAGGAAACACAATCGGAGACAAAGGAAAGGTCGCAAGAGAACTACTAAGAGAAATAGAAAGTAATTATAATTTGTCTTTTCTAATTATGATTACTTATTTTGAGACTGTGCCTTTGTGCGAGAACGAGTTCTTCCTAGCTTTGGTTTGGGTGATACGACTGTAGACGCCCATTGAACCCGCTTCTTAGTTTTATTCTCTTTACTTCCCTTTCGTAAAATGCTTTTTGTTCCACCTCTCTTTTTCTTACGATTACAATTCTTACGGCTCTTATTCATTGTTTTATATAATATAATTAGATAGAAAAAGAATACATGAGAAAATAGAATGAATGATTATTAATAGAACATTCATTCTATTTTCTCATTTCTCAATCACATATAACTAGAAGGTGACAAAATATATGCTATACCAAGCGAAGTGCCATTTCAAATTTGCCAAATAATCTGTTACAAATGCCAAAGACAAAATATCAAATTCACATTTATTTTTCTTGATTAAGCAGAAACAAAAACTTTTTTAGATGGAAATGAGGCGTCGGTTAAAACTTTCTACAAATAATGAACTGATTTAAATATGTTTTGTAACCAGCGGGTTGTGGATGAGCATCTCATATCGTAAGAAGAATCAATACATCGTTTGACAAATTTTATAAATTCTATAAATTCTAATTCTTGCTTGAAAGTCGATAAATGGTCGCATGATACGGAAGAACTGCTTCTCAATAGATTGAGTCTCATCAACAACGTCTAGCCAAATTCAAACAAGATTATCCAAGTTTTTTGAAGGTATTAATATTTCCTTGTAAATATCAATAAATCACAAGTAAAATAGGCATAAAAACCTGATAGTCATATTACTATTTATAATTGACAATGGTTTATTATCACGACTTTAAAAATGATCAGTTCTTAAATGAGTTCTTTTTTGGCAATGAGAAAGATGGATATTTTGTTGAAATTGGAGCTTGTGATGGAATTGAAAATTCGTGTTGCTATTTCTTTGAAAGTGAGTTAAATTGGAATGGAATTGCTGTAGAGCCAGCAAAGAACTATAGTCTTGCTTTATCACAAAATAGAAGATGTCCTGAATATTCTGCAATTGCCGACTACACAATTCCTCTTAAACAAGGAGGCGTTTTATTCTACCAGTCTGACTTACCAGTTCTTAGCGGTCTAACATGTAAACTTACTACTGAAAAAAAGGGTCAAGTATGGGAACGAATTGGATACACGCCATATGCTGTGCCTACACTAACATTGTTTGACTTGCTAGAAAAACACAAAGCACCTACCGATATAGATTACTGTGCTATAGATACAGAAGGTTCAGAACTTGGGATACTTAGTAAGTTTTTTGAAGAGAATAGAGGGCATAATAGAAAATACACAATTAATATTTTTAGCGTGGAAATTGACAATAATCTTAATGAGGTAAATCAACTGATGGTATCAAACGGATATAGGGAGGAATACAATCCTTATTTGCGAGAGATGAAGTTTGACGGAAGAGAAATCACCTGGGAGCGCTATTATGTCAAAAATAGCATTTTTTAAGATAAATACGTAGTTTCAATTCTGAGAAAAGAATTTTCTTTCAATTTTGATAAAAAATTGAAAGAGTATGACCTCAGCTTATAATCAACATCTTGTCGTATAATACGAACAAAAACCAACGCAATGTCCTTCCAGACTCAGAACAACACCAATAGTAACGAATCTTATAATATTTTCGGACGTTATAACAATACATGGGACGAAGTATTCAATATTGATTCTTATTCTAGCCTATTTGTTACATCAGCTGTGAGTAAGATTTACGGTTCTATCCCAATCACAGATTCTTCATACAAGAATTTTATTAATTATGTTCTTGACAATAAACTCACACTTAACTGGAGCGTTGTCCCTGGAATCGACTCTCAGCATCATTGTTTCGTAAATGGTCCATGGAACACACACACTAACCAGCTAGTTTGTAATGGTCCGAGCATCGATATCAATCTAAACCACACTAAATCTTCTTTCCAACTATTTGTAATGAACTCAATTGGTTATAATTCAACAGAATCAGCCGATATTAACTACCTAAATTACAAAGCAGACATACAATTATTGCATGGTTATCGGTCTAGGCGATGGGCTAAGTATTGTATCCTTAGAATCCGTCTTCCTAGTTATTACCAGCTTATTGGTAACCTTACTACACAGCACCGTGACCAAATAAGTCCTTCTCCTGAGAGGACCACCAAAAGAGTCAATGAATCAAGCGAAGAACAAAATGAGATTTTACATAAGTTCACTCTAATCCGTTCGACTCCAAGCTCAATGTTTGTAAGACTCAATACATCTGATATGAATGACCTAGTGTATGAATGCCCATCACTCTATCATCGTCCACTTTACTTAAAATATGACTCCGAAAGCAAACAGTATGGTTACTGGATTGGACTCAATAACCCAATTGCGGACAGACTTAAAAGCTTCACATAAAAGCAAAAACAGCACAAAAACTTATTTTTATTGTTTTTTACAATGTCACAAATTTACTCTGGTACAAATTTACTTTTTGGTAGTAACCTACTCATCAAACAGCTCTTGGTAACTGCTTGGCTTAAGATACCCACAATAAATATACCAATTACAGCTAAAACATAAATCTTATTAGGAACAAACCAGACTACACAAGCGACTAGCATAAGCATCGTAGCAAAAGCATACTGCATAAACTGCTGAATTCCTAATCCACTTTGACCATTCTGTTTGACAACTCTTTCAACTGGAAACTCTCCGAATGAAGCATTATCTTTAACTCCCATATCTTGAACACCAATTGGCACACTTCTAATCCCATCATTTTGTGGAAAATATCGTTCTTTAATAGCCTTACTTCTACGCCCACTAGCACAAATGAGCCAAACAGGCATTTTTGCTGATTGTTGTATAAGCCAATTAACATTTGCAAAAATACTTCTTGACGGGATATTAACAATATTAACACGATTATCATCTATAGCTGGTGTCAAACGAGCAGACAGTATCTCATGTTCTTCTCTTAAATCTACAATTAAAACTTCAGATAACATACTATAACAGCCTTTCTATGTTATGTACTGTTTAATCATAACAGAGTCAAACGCTTAAAATGCTTAAAAGAAACAATAAACTACTCGTTAACCATGGCGAACCCAAACTCTTATATAGTGAATAGAATCATTGCTCCAGATGTTTTGAATAAAATTATCAAAACACAATTAGATGTAATAAGCCCGAATATAGAACAGTTAAAGATTGTAAGAACACCTGTTTTTGAAGAGTCAAACAATCTTCTATTTCTTTCTCGTAGTCCTCAACATAAATTATATCCAAAAGAGTTTCGTTTGACTTTAAACTTTGAGCAACTAACTGAGTTTGGTTTAGCTTTACTAATGAGACCTGCTTTTCAAGCGTTAGAAAAGCAAAGAGAAACACGCTTTTCAAACATATATGATGCTATTAATGCCTATTTTTTTGCGTGTATTGAATACAATAGAGTTGCTCCCGAAAATACAGAGATTGAACTCATATTAGATAGTGACGATTTATGGGTAGACATTGCCAAGATGAATGATTGTTCAATCGCCTACACTGATGATGGTTTACCAGATAACTATGAATATCGATATGACTCGCCTTACCTTTGTCAAGTTGCTAAGTATTATGATAGCAGATGCCAAGATACTCTCTGTGGATGGAGATACACTGTTCATCCAAATAGTATCTGTTTGACACCACCTCAATCTTGGAAAGAAGTACCCAAGGTACTCAATGTGAATTGGTATAAACGCCCTCTTTATTGGAGCATGATTCACAAGGGATATTTCCTAAGCTATTCACCAAATACAGTAAATAAAGTAATTGAATTAGGTGCTTTATATGACCTAAACGATTAACTAACTACTATTATCATTTAAGATAAGAATCATCTTTGCTTATTTTTTCGCGACTTACACAAGAGAAATATAAATCTTCTATAACATCTCTATTTCTTATTTCAGATAAACGATAAAGATCACTATCGCTAAAACTTCTTACTGAATTTCTAAAAAGTGTATCTTTTAGTGAATACTGAGTATTCTCTTTTTCTTCTTTTCCTTCACTAATCCCTAAAATTCTATGTTTACAACAGCATATCCCCATAATTTGTTCTCAATAATGTTTTAAAATTGATTCTAAGTAAGATTCAATGAAAAAATATCAATCTATCGGAATTTAGTAGCAATAATGTCACAAAAAATGCTAACAGACTTTATAGGCTTCACAAGCGAAGCAAAGGCAAGATCCAGTAAGAACTTCTTATATAATTGTCAAACAGGAGAAGCAAAGTTTGTAGATTCGTATACTCAAGGATATTCATTTGTAAGAACAGCTGATTGTTTACGTCTCTGGTGTAAATCAGAGCAGATTCATAATAAAGATTGTCTAATTTACGAACAAAGTATACAATCTATTGTTCCTTTATTAAAATCGCATCTTCAAAAAGCAATTCGTAGACAGAATATGTTTTCCGCTTTATCAACTGCGTATAGTATGATTTTGTATGACCGTTCAGCATTACTAAGACGGTTACCAATCATTGCTATAGAAGATGTTGAGTTGATTCCAGGAACAGCTATTATCGTGTGG